ATTAGTGTTAACGTGTTTTATTAAACTAAATTCTTTAATCTGTCCTGTGGATCCTACCCTCGAGATAGTACCATAAAAGTTTTCAATAGAACTTACGCTGTTTAAAAATAATTCAGTATCTTTTTGATAACCTGTGCCAGCATCTAAAATATCGATAGATGTGATTGCATTATAAAATTTAATATTTGCTACAGATTCGAGAAGGCCTGTTACTAAATTTCCCGTCTTTATCGTAACAACTTCTCCTGGAATAAATGATCCTACAACAGAATCATTTTCTATCTTCATTTCATATAGAGGAATCGCCCCCCCATCTAAAAATTGAAGAGAAAATAATGAGTCTAAAACTACGCTTGCGCCCGATGACAATCCTTGCACAACACTTGCAGAATAATTTGATACAGCTACATTTGCAAGGGGATCATAAAGAAATATTGTTTTAAGGGGTTTCCACTCTGAATCAGATGGACGAAGAATGTCAACTTTAGGATAATAAACACTTATCTCGGCGTCAAATAATAATCTAAAAAGTAATCTTATACCTTTCTCTGATCCCTTTGAGCCGTGATAGTCTACTAATCTTTTCGCAAGTAGTCTTTTACTCTCAGTAGAGCTTACTAACCCACTATCAACTAGAAAAAGCTGATCCTTAAATACACTGTTTGGAAGATTATATGCATACTGATCTATAAAATAATCGACAAATGCATTTGCAGTTTCATCTATGTCTGCAAATGATCTCGCCTTCTGAATGTTGTACTGTACTTCACCATTTTGTTCATTAAATTCATAATACTTTTCAAGGAATGTTTGAAAGATAGGATAGGTATCACGAACGAATTCAGGAACTTGATCCTGAATTAATTGAGAGAGTTTTTCGTCGATTGAAGTAGTCATTATTATTTAGGTACCGCTAATGTGCTTACAGAAATACCTGCAAGACGATTTACCGCCTCGTTTGCAGAATCAGTATCAAGTCTAAGAATTTGATTTCTAGATGCGAAAATATCTTCAGAGTCTCTAGTTAACTTGAGATAAATTCTCAAGTCATTCTGATCAATTAAAAACCCGTATATATTTAAGCTATTAATAATTACGATGCCAGAGTCATATTGAATTTTACCCACGTTGTTATTTAAAACACGATTATCTCGAGTTGATAATACCTTTAAGGTACCTGTTTTTGATTCGGTAATAGTGATTGATCCATAATCCACTCCTGACTCCTCTGTCACCAAAGTTAAAGTACGTGGAGTGGGCACAGAATCTACGATATAGATGCCATCTAATGCTGATCCCGTAAAGTTCACGGTTACTGATTCACCCGCCACTAATCCATGAGGTGCAAGAGGTGTACTAACAGAAACGATTTGACCCGTTCTTCTATAACTGCCCGTAACAATAGTTGATGTGGCATTTTTTACATCCACAAGTTTCGATTGTATAACCTCCCCCAAAATATTATAAAAGAAGAAGGTAGAAGATAAGACTTCGGGTTCAATTTTATTCTCAAGTTTAAAGTTCTGTGAGAAAGGAACTCCCACCGTGGGATTAATCCTTCTTTCAAGAATAGGTATCATACTATTACTAACCATCGATGGTTTAGAATTATCGATGGCTGCAATTAATTTGGAAGCGGAAAAGTCATCTCCAAACTTAGTGATATTATCATTAAAGTAATTCTGAACTGCAATTGTTACTGCGTTTTCAATGTCTGTAGAGCTGTCATTTGTAATATTAGGATTGTATTTAGCAATTGCCTGAATAACAACATAAAATATTTCAGGATCTACAAACTCGGTTTGCATTCCTAACATTCTTCTCTTATTAATTTCTGTAATGATATCATTCTTACGTGTTGTTGTAAGAATTTGATTGACCTTTGGAAGTATCGTTATGAACGCTTTTCCATACTTAGGAGGATCGTTGTCCTCTCCTCCCCAAACAATTACCTGTTCTATATAAGGATAGGTGCTTTTTAAAAAATTTGCGTAATCGATTGATGTAACTAATCTATTTTGTGCTGTTGCATTTCGAACCGAATTAAACCGAATTTCATCTATGGTTTCTTCGGCTGACGCCCCCGATGATTTTTGTGTTACAGAAATACTTACATCAGTGTAACCTTGAATAGAAGTAGAAATCGCAAAAGTTTGATTAATTTTATCAGATACGTTCGCTATTTCACCTGCAGTGACAAGGTATTCTAATGTTACTTGATTATCTTTTGTAAGAGCTTTTCCTAGTATTCCATCACCAAAGTATACCTCATAATATCCAAAAGCATTTTGTTCTAGATAATAAATCTCTGAACTGCCGGTAAGTTCAGTTATGTCACGTGTAAACCTTGCGTAGGTAGTATTTTGCGTTGATGTTGAGTCTGGTTGAACTGTCACCTTTAATGTGTCTGTATCAATATTTTTATTTTGTATGATATACTTTTGTGCAGGACCAAATTTGTTTGCGGGTACGGTAAACTTGTTAACAACAAAGGTACCTTCAAATATTTCTAAGTTTTCATATGAGTAAATACCTGCCGAAGGTAGAATTGTAGCAGGTTCAATATTATAAAAAGTATATGTTTTGGAATCTATAACTGTTGTAAATGCTGTATATCTGTCAATGATTAATGAGTTAGGATTTCCTTGCACACTATTGACAGTTAAATTAATTCTTGCTTTAGCTCCCTTAGAACTTCTAGGAGTGTAATTAAGAAGCTTTGCTAATGAGACAACCGACTCACGCTTTACTGCGCTATCGATAAAGACCTCATTAACTGCCATATTAAGATAGAAGGCATTATAGTGCGTATTATATGCAAGCAGATCAATAAGAACAGTAAGACCTGCACCCTCGAAGTCATAATCACTGAACTCCGATTGTTGCTGCAAAAAGTTTTTTAGATTTTTCTTGATCTCATCAAAATCAAGTTCAGATACTTTTAAACTGGTAGCCATTACCTGTTCCTATTAATGAGTGTTGTTACCTTCAGTGGTTTGTCTGTATTTACAATTTTAAAGACAACCGTAACATTTAATTCGTTTTGATCTTCTGTATTAGACACTATAATATCTATAATCTCTGCTCGAGGTTCATATGCCTTGAGTATATCTTCTACAGCCCTTCTTGCTAACTGAATGGTGAGAGGAGTAAAATTATCAAACAATAGATTATGTATTGCACAACCTATCTCAGGATGAAAGGGTCTGTCAAAGTTTTTTGTCGAAATAAGATTACGTATCGCACCCTTTACTGCTTCTTCGTCCGTTACTTTGACTACATCAGCAGTTGAGGGGTGTGATTTAAAATTCAGATTTATATCTGAGAATGTACGTGTAAAATTAGCCATAAAAGTATTTATTATCCTGAAAACGTATTCGATGATCCGCTTGTTATGGTTCCTACAAAATCTCCCGACCCCACACTGTCTCCAATTCGTGCAACACCTTTCCCATTAGTAAAAACTTTAGATGAACACCCGCTAATCGTTGTTGTGTGATTTTGATTACACTTTAATTGTACAGAATCGCCTAAACGTGCTACATTAGAAGTATTAAACGTATTTTCAGACCCTCCTGTGATGGTTCCTGTACATACCTGAGGGGGATTACCTTTTCCGTGCCCGGGTTGAAAACACGTTCCTGAAACCTCATCTCCTATTCTAGCGATAGCAGCCATGATTACGCCAAATTAATAAATTTGTTTCTTGCATACACGCTGTGATCTTTAAACGTTGCAATGGGAAGTGCAGCTCTCTGACCTGTCTTATCAAACGCAATGTGAATCCAAGGGTATCTTGCACCGCCTCCATATTCAAGCAATAGTTGTTTATAAGGAACATTTTGTGCGATCCAATTAACTATTTCATAATATTGTGAAGGTTTAAGTGTGGGGAACTGTAGATCAGCAGCCATTCCCATACCATGATCTGAAACATTAGTTCTGCCTGAACGATCTAATCGAAATGCATTGGTGACAATCATATCCGGATATTTGTCTTTAATCTTATCTAGACAATTAACCGCAAGATTTTTCAAATTACAAACTATTTGTCCTTGTGTTAATCCTCTTTGTGCAGCGACCTTTTCTTTGATAACGACTGCACGTGATGATAGTTGACCCAAATTAAAATGCTTAGAAAGCTGAATCAAGTCAGAGAAATATGAAATGCCCTGGAATTCATTACAGTCACAATCAAGAGCTTGTACTGTATTTTGTGCAGGTTCGCTTGATTCTCCTTCTGTAGGTGCTTTTTCAACCACATCACCGTCTGTAACTTGCTTCTGATGAATTTCTTCCGCACCCGGTTCACCTGCATCTAGATCAAAGGCGTCTTGATTACAATCAGGTCTTTGTAGGGGATTAACATCTGTCTGTTCTACTGATAAGACGTCAGGAGCCGAGCCTAATCCGTTGGATCCTGCTATGCCTGAATTAAAGTTTATTTCACCTCCATCTATTGCGGTACCTCCGTCTGCTGCAATTTCAAATAGTCCGGGAGTAGTAAAGTTAACCGACTCTGCCTTGACATTAAAAGCCCCACCTGATACAACGTTAATATCTCCTGCAACATTTAGATTGAGTTCATTATTAATCGTTGCATTTGTTTTGCCATAGATTTGTATATCAGCATCATTCTTGACAAGAATTTGTGTAGCTCCCTCGACAGTTAGTTTGTATGCACCTCGAGTGTACAAATAATTATTGTGCTCCACCAATTCAAAGTTATCACCCATTGTCTTTCTTATCATAGAACCATT